CCGAAAGCACCGTCGTGATCAATACGAATGTTAGTACCTCGATTTGAATCAAGCGCAAGTTTTACAGTACCTGCTGCAGTCGTCACATCAAAGATGGTACAGGTTGCATACACAGTAGATACACCACTTTTCCACCACTCTTTAACTGAGTGAGTATCGCCACCACGCTTAGGGCGAGTAAGTAGCATTTCATTGCCAGTGTGCTTTTTAATGCCCTTCACACCAGTAAGTACGAGACTATCAGCCATTGATTTTAAGAATCACTTTCTTCTATTTTAGTCCATTTAAGATTATCTACGGCGTTATTAGTTTTACATCCATCGATGTGTCTAACCCTACTGCAGCCTTTACCTTTCCCAGGAACAGTAGTAGGTGTATCTAGAAATGCAAGTGCAACTAATTTGTGAACAGTCACCGTAATTGTTTGTTTTCTGCCAATACGCTGAGTCAAATTAACTTGAGCGTAGCCGTTTTTATTAATACGTTGCTTAAGAATACGCTCAATCACGCCTTTAGTACTTTTGACTTGACCATTGTCATTCACATAGTACTCAATGCAGCATTCATATCCCGGCAATGTATGAATAGGTTTCCATTTTTTATCGTCAATAAAATCCATTACCACAAGATATTTGGGTACAACATATATAGGATAACAATTCTAGATAATATCGTTGTATGCGAATAAGTCGAATTCGCTTATAAACCTTTTTAGCTTACGGAGTTACGATCCTATGTGGATTGATAATGATTTTCCGAAGCTTCTTGGTGCAGAACTTTACCGTCCCCACCCTGCCTACATCATTGAGATGGCAGTGGAGCCTGTGGTTGTTCATGACTTCTCCAAGCAACCCGGTCAAACCGTTCAGTTAGACCGTTATCGCTTCTGGGGCAAGCCTGGCACTAAGGAGTCCCGTGAGCGGACCGCCGATCAAACCCTTGGATCCGCCTCCGCACGCAACATCGTGAAGGACAAAGTGCTGGTTACTCTTCGTGAGTACACCGGTCCTGCTGACTCTCGCGACACCACGCAGCCTTCAACCTTCAAGGTGGCTCGTGAAACCCTGATTACTGCTCAGCGTCTGCTGCTGGACACCGGAAACCTCAACGTGTTCCACCAGTCCATCGGTTCACTGACCCTGCTTGATGACTATCGCCGCTGGCGCGACCGGGTGTTCGCTAACGAACTCCTGAAAGCCGAAGCTTGTGGCCTTGCTTCTCAAGATCAAGGTGGTTATTACCTGCCCGGTGGCAAAGAGAAAGCGGATTCCGATCCGATTGCTACCTACGAAGCTGGCGAATCCGCCAAATTTGACGTCACCACCGACCTTCTTGAAGTTGTCAAGGACATGCGTAAGCGCAACGTCCCGACCTTCGCTGACGGTTACTACCGCTGCATCGTGGACCCCACCGCAATGATGCACCTGCGTCAGAACTCCGACTTCCGTGAGATCGCCCGCTACCCCGGTACCGGAATGATCAACCCGATGGCTCCGGAACTGCATCCTGATGCAAACTTCTTCAAAGGCATGGGTCCCGCCTACGGTCAAGCCGGCTTTGTTGCTGGTCAGCCCGTTATGCCTACTGGCTTCCTCTTCGAGGGTGTCCGTTGGTTCGAGTCCACCAACCTGCCCGAAACCTCTTACAACCTGACCATCACTGATGAGTCTGCTAGTGCTGCCAACTATGACGCAGCTCAGTTGATCTTCTTCGGTCCTCAGGCTGTTGGCGTGGGCATCGGTGGAAACAATGCGCAGATTCTGTTGAACAACAACGACGACTTCAGCCGTTTCATCATCATGATCTGGTCGCTGTTTGCCGGTTTTGAAACCCTGAATAAGGATTTCATCACGGTTGGTTACTCTTTCGTTTATTGATAGGAGTTACTAACTATGTCTACCATTTTTCCCGGAAACTACGTTGCTCACCTGAATGCATATCGTGAGCAAGGCGTCGAGTCTATTCCCGGCGTTGAGTTCTATCGTGGCGTTGGCGCTTTGGTGCTGAACCCCGATACTAAAGGCGTCACTACTGACGGCACCCTTGCTGCTGGTACTTACGGCCTTTACATCCTGTCTCCTGACCTGCGTCAAGATGACAAGCCCCGTGTGGATAAACCCTTTGTGGTTCCCGCCGGCTCTGTTGTGTACCGCACTGCTATTTCCGCTCCTGGTGTGAAAGGTGCTGCTGGTGACACCATCGTTTTGGAAACCCTGGCAAACAGCCCGGCTACCGGAACTCTTGCTGCCGAAGACGGTACTGGTGAAGTGGCCGAAGGTTACTTCCCCGCTGAAGGCGTGTCTTCTGCTCTGAACAGCATCGTTGACGGCACTGCTGTTGATGTTGCTGCCGACACCGCCGTGGAAGTTACTACTTCTGCTGATCTGGTCGCCTCGCTCGACCCGTCTGCTGGTGCTTGCCGTAACAGCCCTTCCGCCATTTTGGTTGAAGTGTGCTACTACCGCGCTGCTCCTGCTCCTGATGCTGAGGATGCTCACATTCCTTTCGCTGTTGAAGCTGGACAAGGCACCTGATTGTTATAAATCAGTCAATAAGAGAGCTCCTGCGTGGGGCTCTTTTTTTGTGCTTATAATAAAGCTATGTGTACCCTAAAAATATGGCTGACCACAAACAAAAACTGTTTCAAGATGAGCGCACAGGCAAACTTGTAGAGTTTATTAGTAAGCACGATAAAGAATATGCAATGGTGCGTGATGCTGCGGGTAACGTGACATATCTAACTCTTGAGCAGCTTGTACCTTATGACCGTGACAAAGGTCGGCTATCTAAAATTAAAGCTCCTGAACTTCACGTACCCGAAGAAACTGCACCTGAAGCAGTTGTGCCTATTGAAGACCGCCGCCTCAACTTGAATGCTGCTCCTGCTGAGCAAATTGCTAAACGATTGCCTGGTGTTGGCTTTGCTACTGCTAAAAAGATTGTTGAGCTACGTATGTCTCTTAGTGGTGAACGGTTTGCAAACCTCAAGCAGCTTGAAAATATTCCTCGTGTGAACTGGGAACAGCTGATTGCAGAAGACCTGATCTTTATTAGCTAAACTAGTACTAGTAATAACGTACGGTTACGATGGCTGTAAGTATTGAAGATATTCTTCTAGCGCGTGCTCAACAAGATGAAGCTAATAGACCTAGCACTGGTACAGCTGCATCATTAGGAGCAACCGGCGGTGCATTACTAGGAATGCTCGCTGGACAGCCTGTTCACAATGCTGGCGTGTTGATTAATAAAATGTCGGGACGTCAGCCAAATAGAATGAAGCCTGGTGTTCGTATGGCTGGAGGTCTAGTCGGAGCAGTCTTAGGCGGCGCACTTGGTGCAGGTGCCAGACAAATGATGATTTCTGAATCACCAGCTGCACGAATGCTTGCTAAAGTTCAAACAGAAGGTGAACTAAGCTATGCAGATGAGCAGGCTTTACAAAACATTCTTGCTGATACTTACAGCAATACCTTAGGTATGTGATATGGAACTCGACGAGTATCTAAAATCTAAAGTCCGTTATCACCTCGGCTTCAACAGTGGAGCACAAATCCCTGCCGGTGATCGATCACGCTTAGAAGAAGCTATGGCACTCGTGCCAGATGAGCTTTGGTACAACGAAATTGTTTATCACGTCAAGCGCTGTGACATTGCTTGGAAAGCTAGTGCTGCCATTCCTGATGATTATTTTGATCCTGGCGGCAGCAGAATTCTCAACCCTTCACGACAGGAACTGATTAGTGGAGACGTTGAGCGTACAATTAGTACCTCAGATCCACTGAAAGGTGATGAATATTTCCGTGAAATCTATCTTAGAGAATGCGATCGTTTGGCTGAAACTCTTTATGTTCCTAACTATCGTCGTCCTGAAGTACGTCGGTATGCGTTTGAACGTGCTGGTGCTGAGTTTATTATGGCCGTGCCTGGACCTGCAGATACCGCAGTCGGCTCCCGTGTAGTGCTTCACACTATGTGGCGATAACTGTAGAATAGGTTTAGGAATTACCGTAGTTGATTATGAGACCCGTTACAGGCGGCACTCAAAAACTTACTATGAATAGCGCTGAGCGTGACTATCAGCAGAAGCTGAAGCAAGCTCAAGCACAAGGTGATGGCAATCCCTTTGTTGCTGGTATTCAAGAAGTTTTTGATATGGGTGCTGGACAAGCTGCCAAGCAAACTCGTACCAAATACGGGAATGTAAATATTATGCCTCAGGAATTACTTGAGGGAGCAGACACGAATTTTGCACAGAAAGATGCACCTGCAAACGCACCGCTAGCGGATGCTATTAATCAGACTGGTGTATTGGACTTTGGTACCTCTAGCACTCGTAATGCTAATAAGGACCACGACCAGGTAGCCACCGAGAAACTTGATGAGCGTCTAAAAATGTACGCAGAAGCAGGGAGTAATGCCGGCTTTGGCAACAACAACCGTGCTCAAACAATGAGGTTGAACTGATGGCTAAATCTAAATCACAAGAGAATTCAATGATGCTGGACCCACAGCGTCAAATGCTTGCAAAGAATATGTCAGTACTACCTGGTGGTCCTGAGAATAATAACCCGATGAACGTGACTGATATTGCTACTCCGCCAATTAAGGGGACTAGCATTTATGGTGATTACGCTCAACAATACCCACAGATGGGTGCTGGCTTAGTAAACCCTATGAACGTAGGGCCGTCAGGATTACAGCAGAATTTCCCTGCAGGACAGGGCGCTAATGCTGCTGCTCCTTACGGTTTACAGCAACAGCCTGATACCAGTGCAAATGCTCCTGTTACCGACATGATGGAAAGTAGCCGGATTGCTAATGAAGTTGGAATGCGTGGACTTCCGTCTAACGCAATGGGCTTTGCTGGCATGGGTCCAATCCCTGGAGCAATGGACCCTTCAATGTCAGGCTCAGGTCCGATGCTGATGCAAGGCAACCCAAGTGCTGAAATGGTGCCTGGTTCTACACCCCAAAAAATTGGTCAAAATAAAAAAGGAGGTAAAAAATAATGGCCGCAACATCTACAAACAAACAGCCACTACTGGTTGACCACGTACTACATGAAGTCATTGACCTCAAAGGAGCCACTGTTTCTCAAAACGGTGGTGTTGAAA